ATGGACATTATGTCCATGTAGAGATTTGTAAATCTTTTATCAGAAAAGTCTATGATATTGTTTCAGGAGTTCATCTTGAAACTTTCGTATGTTAAAGCTTGTATATTGTTGTCAATGTATGGGTTTTCCCATACAACTTCATATACAAGATGTTTTTCATACTCTAAGTTTCGTAATTGATAGAATCTCTTGTTGCTTTAAGTAGATTATTTTGATAAAGACTTACAATCGCCCCAGTTTTCTATCTGTTCACAGCTACGACGTAACCATTCGTCATTAACGCAGGCTGTGTCCTATGTACCACAAAAGTACCTAGAATGCAAAGATAATTAGACTATTTGAGCTATTGATAAAGTTTATACTTTTACTTTTGATGTAGATGTTCATTTATTTAAATATAGCGCTTTGAACCAAGCGCGTTGTCTAGGAAAGAATTAATCACACTTTCCATTCGGCTAAATATTCACACGGAATGTTAATGCCATTTTGGTATTAAATTAATTGCAAGATGTCTTAGGACTGCCAAAATCTTGTGTATTTAATTTAATTTCCATTGTAATGTTAATTTTAACTATGATATTATTTTAATAGTTGATTATTTAGGTTTAGGACTTAACACTGCTCGAGGAATCCCCCTCTAAATATGAAAATCACGATTTGACACATACTCGCCTTATTAAGGGTTTAGAGATGTTAGTGAAAGAGTAGTATTTATGAGAACAATCGGTCCTTGGAGGTGTTTTAATGGAACGTACCCCAAGATCTTATAATAACCGGAATATACAAAGGTGTATGTATAATTTAAGGTATAGTTACTGCTATGCCAGGGCCGACATGCCCGATTTTTAATTACCCCTACCCAATGTTGACCAATCAATATTTTTAAATTAATTTATTAGTTTCATTTTAACTTTATATAAAATTAGTTGGCACGCCCTTTCTATTTTAATCATGAATTTGTTCAGAATTTGCAGAGAAAAAATCGAAAATGTCAAAAGGGCACTGATAGTAGAAATACTATTTCAGATTCACAGTTCCTTACTTATGGAACCTCAAAGTGATAATTTTAATAAACAATTACGGAGAGACCAATTTAAGAAACGACAAAAAGCGACTCAGATGGAAAGTCGCAAACAGTACAATCGAAATTTGAATACCAATAAAAAGGTAAACAAAGATAAGAAACAACAAAAATATCGATATGTACATCAAGGAGTTTTTGATAGCAATCAAAAAGATTGTATTAAAAATTCTATTACTTCCCTATTTGTTGATGTAGAGAAGAAGGTTAAAGAGTCTTTTGCAGACCCTGAAATTATTGCTTCTGTTTCAACTAAATTGGCTGCTGTTGTTTCTGCAGCCCATTTATTAAGGGGAGAAAAGAGACCATCAAAAATAATTGCAACTTTAACGCTTGCCATTACTAGTATTGAACCTAAAATACCTCAGAAAACTTTTTCTGGTGCTTTGAATTTTTCCAATGCACAAGTAAATTATTTTAAAGAGCGTTTTGGTTTCAATCCTTTTGTTAAGCAAGCTGAATTTGATGACAATGATGAAGAAATTGCTTGGTTGTCTAAACTTCCAGAGTATTTGAGTAATTGGGAAGCAGCTAAACAATCACCAGCTTTCTCCAAAATTTCAGAATTGATTTCAATTATTGCTACCATGGGATTTATTGATGGCAAGCGCTTGTGTGTATCAGTTAAAGGTTTACAACTATTCCGTTTAGGAACGATTCGAAAACATGCTGATGTATCAGATTTAGTGTCTGCCATTTTAAGTTCTTTGGAATATTTTATTTCAGGTGGATATGAATTATTCCGTACAGGAAATCCACGTAGATTTCTTTTTGATGATCAACATGCAAAGGAATTTGATGATTTATATGAGATGTTGCTTGAGGCAACACCTCATGCTAAATCCTTAAATTTACTTATTGTTCCTGTTACATTTAAAGAGGAGAAAATATATTTGGATGATCATAAATATATGGAGTATTTGGAAGAAGCTATTAGCTTGTGTAAAAAATGTAAGCAGCTCAGTAAAAGTACTTGGCAAACTTCATTTTTTCAAACTCGACTTGATCGAATGATTACTTGGCGTGCTGATTTCAATGCACGCCGATCTAATGGTAAATTTAGGAAAGCTCCATTGTCTATTTGGATATATGGTAAATCAGGAGTTGGTAAATCTTCATTATCGCAATTACTTATTAAGTCACTCCTATTTCACATGGGAGTGCCAGAAGAAGAACTTGATAGAATTGCGAGTATTAATGAGCAGGATAAATATGATTCCACCATTACAGGTGGTGTTCATGCGTATTTAACTGATGATGTTATGAATACCAAAGCCGATTATTTGGAATCAGCTCCAACTCAAAAGATTATTGATCATAATAATAACGCTCCTCTTTTCGCTAATAAAGCAGAAGTTGAAGGCAAAGGAGTTACTCCCCATATGCCCAAAATTACCTGTTATACTAGTAATTGTAAAATTGAATCGGTTGCTAAACAATATTCTAATTGTACAGAATCTATCCGTCGGAGAATGATCATCAATTTGGATGTTCGTATTAAACCAGAGTTTTGTCTTCCAAACGAAACTCGTATTGATTCAAAAAAGGTTATCGAACGTTTTGGAAACGACCCAATGCCAGACATGTGGGAAATTATTATTTCTGAATGTTCGTCCCAATCAAATACAGGCATGGTTGAATTGGATCATAACTTCCAACATAGTATGAATGGAGGTCATAAATTCAATATTTTTGAAGTTATGGAATATTGTTATATGAAGGCTGACGACCACAATAAAAACCAAGGAATTTTACAAGATATCCAAAGTACTATTGTGGATAAAATGGAATTATGCCCTGAATGTAAACGTGTTGGAAAGATGTGTATTTGCAAACCATGTTCTTATGAAAGTTCACCTATTGATCCTTTGGATCGCAATTTATTTGATGGTTCTCCACGCTCTAGGTCATGTTCAGAAGATTCATATGGAAGGCCACGTAGGTGGAACAACATTAATTTTGATGTAGTTCCTAATGGAGGATATGATGGTCATCAAACTTATATTACCAGAGAAGAATATGATGCTGGTGTCCGTCTTGGTCATGATCATATATTTTTTCATGACTTGAAAGAATTTAATAGACAGGCTGGATTAGTATCACCACCACAAGAGTGGTATAATCCTCAACAGGATTTTGATGCCCCTATTGAATTTCGTGCTGCGTATGTACCTCTTTGGAGTATGTTACCTGGCATAAATCACCAAGAAATTGTGCAAACATTTCAAGCAACTTTTCACGATTTAATTGCTTGGATGGAATATATGCCTAACATTATATTAAATTTTGGTGATTATTTAATAGCCAGATTTTTTACACATAGATATATGCGTAGGTTATATTGGTTTTTATGGTCGCATCTCTTTTTAAAACATATACGTAATGTTGCTTTATTTTGCCTTTTTGGTGATATAATTTTAACTTCTATCTTATATATTGCTTTACCATTTTATTTTTTCACTATATTATTTTCAATTTCTCAGATCTTAATAGCTTGTACAGCTATTGTTTTGATTGTTAGATGGTATAGGGATAGAATGTGTTTATTGGATCGTATAAGAAGTGGAGTTCAACACACATACCGCGAGATAAAGAACATTAGATGGAAAGAAGTTGGTAAATGGCTTTCTGTGGGAATAGTTACTTATAAAGTACTTAGCATGATACGGAATATGCTTAATGCCCAAAAAGTTGTTAACTCAGTCATTGAGCATCAATCAGCTCTTGAGCCTTCTACTCCATCTGAAGTTAATAAAAGGGATGCAACTGCAAGTGATTGGGCTAAAGCAGTTTGGGAGGATCTTCATGTCACACATAAAGCACGTACTACTACTTTTGAACAACTTTGCAATAAAATTTCTAAAAATTTATATTATGTTACATTTGTTGCTAAAGATGGTAGTACTAATAAATGTGATGGACTTGTAGTTGAAGGAAATAATATGCTAATACCATTACATGTTTTTGGGTCTAAAACCACTCTTAAGGTTTCATGTCGCTTAAAAGCTGGTGATGGTTTGAACACTGTATTTAAAGGACATATTTCCTTAAGTATGGGTTCAATTGTTGAAGGTGTAGATTTGGTGTATGTTAATGCTCCATTTCTTAATCCACATTCTAGTATAGCAGATTATTTTCCTGAATCAATTACACATTCAAGAGGTGCTGGAGCTTTCTTGTATAGAACAGTGGAAGGAGAACTCAAAAATGATAGTGTTGGTTTCAAAACTTCTAGGAAACATTCAGGAGGTACAGGTTTTACCTATGTATTACCTTACGAGACGTTTAATGGCTTATGTATGGGTGTTTTGTTAGGAGAATTTGATGTCCCTTGTATAGCAGGGGTTCATTTGATGGGTTCTCCAAAAACACCTATTGGTTTAGCATTAACTGTAACACAGGACATTTTAGGAAAGTTGAGGGAAGGTTTAAAAACAAAACCTTGTTTATCAGCCATGTCAAATGGCGATTTCCCTAAAGAATTATATGGTGTAGAAGTTGTAAATCAATCAACTCCAATTCATCCCAATTCACCTTTGAATTATCTTCCAAAATATTCCAGAATTACAGCTTTAGGAAATTGTCCCGGACGATCATCTCATACTAAATCATCAGTACATAAAACTATAATTTCAGATTTGGTTGAAGAAGTTTGTGGAGTCTCTTGTTCATGGGGAGCTCCTAAATTTAACTCAAAGCGACAATGGCAAGCATCAATGCAATATTCTGCCAATACTTCTAGTGGATTAGATCCTGAATTATTAATATGGGCTATGAATGATTATGAAGAAGATCTTTGTAATGCATTTTCGCAACCTCAACATATTGATTGGATTAAAAAAGAATTTAAACCACTTAATGATATGGAAATTATGGCTGGTAGAGATGGTGCTAGATTTTTAGACGCTGTTCCTAAAAGTACCTCAAAGGGTTTTCCTTTGAGTGGACCTAAGGAGGAATGGATCGAAAGATTAGATCCGGATGCATTTGAAGAATTTCAATGCCCAGTTGCTATTAGACAGGAAGTTTTGGATTTAGCTGAAGATATGTGTGAAAGATTCCGACGAGGAGAGCGTGCATATGCTATTTTTAAGGCTTGTGTTAAAGACGAACCTACATCTTTATCTAAGGATAAAGTTAGAGTTTTTCAAGCCGCTAGTTGGGCATTCCAATTATTAGTTCGTAAATATTTTTTACCTTTGGCTCGTCTTATGTCTTTATTTCCATTGCAATCTGAATGTGCAGTAGGAATTAATGCCCATGGTCCAGAATGGGATGAATATGCTAAGTTTATGAAACAACATGGTGACGATAGAATACTTGCAGGAGATTACAGTAAATTTGATTTACGCATGCCCGCACAAATGCTAATGTCAACTTATAAAGTATTTTGTAATGTTTGCGAAAAATGTGGAACTTATTCTAACGATGATTTAACTATCATGGCAGGCATTGCAACAGAAATTAGTTATTCAGTTGTAGCGTATAATGGTGATTTAATTATACATAATGGATCTCATCCTTCTGGTAATAACATGACTGTTTATGGAAATTGTGGTGATAATTGTTTAAATTTTCGTTGTGGTTACGCTTTTAACGGTTTGAAAAATGGTTATACTCTTAAAACTTTGCCTAAATTTAAACATGTATGTGCTTTAGGTACATATGGTGATGATGCTAAAGGTTCTGTTAAAAGAGGTTTTGATTGGTTTAATCATATATCATTTGCCAATTATTTGAAAGAGAATGATATCATTTTTACAATGCCGGATAAAGAATCAATTCCAACCAAATACATGAATGATAGTGATGCTGATTTCCTTAAGCGAAAAAATGTTTTTAATAAGGAAACAGGTTTAATTCATGGCGCATTAGATGAGGATTCTATTTTCAAAAGCTTGCACACTGTACTTAAGTCAACAGTTGGTCCCAAAAGGCATGCTGCAGGAAACATAGAAACTGCTTTACGAGAATGGTTTCACCATGGAAGGGAGGTTTTCACTTTACGTCATAAACAAATGATAGAGATTGCTGAAAGAGCGCAATTGCAGAATTTGACTATGGACGTAAACGAGGAAACTGGTGTAGTAATGAATTCATTATATGATGATTACGATACCCGTCTTGCTCATTTCAGAGCAAAACATTTTGAATCTAAATAAGATTCATATTGTCTTGGGCAGACTTTAAATGCACCCATTCCGGACCTATCCGGGATTGTAATACTAGAGTTGAAAATAGGTTTGTGTATATGAATGACTGCATGATATTGTATTTTATATGTTTACGCAATACATGAACAGCTTTGCACATTTAGACATGTTACCCTTAACATACCGGTATTTACTGGGGGGCTCGTCACCCAACAAAACATTATTGCCATTTAATGTGTTAAGCAACACTTTTATGGTATTAAATAAATATGCTTACTAATTATAATGATAATAATAATAGCATGCCATCAGCTAATGATGGTCCGAGTTTTACTACAAGTAAGACATCTACAAATACAACATCAGAGAATGTTCATTTCGTTGATGGAGATACGCCGTGGACATATGATGTTGCAGCTACCCCAGATGAGACATCCAAGCTTAGCGGATTCGATGACGCAGGTCTCGGAGAATTTCTTTCTAGACCAATCAAGATCCAACAATATAATTGGACGCCAGGTTTACAATTGTATCAAACATTTAATCCTTGGACCGATTATTTTAGTAATGCAGATGTTAACGAAAAGATCAACAGATTCAGAAATTTAAGGTGTAAATTATGCCTTAAAATTCTTATTAATGGTAATTCTTTTTATTATGGAAGGGCTTTGGTTTCATATAATCCTTATTTAGAAAATGATCAAGTTACCCAAAATAGGTCTTTCTTTATACAGGATATTATTGCTGCGTCTAATAAACCACATATTTTATTGGATCCCTGTTCTTCTGAAGGAGGCCATATGTGTTTACCGTTTATTTGGCCTGAGAATTATCTTGATATTACTCAGCCAAATTGGGAGTCTCAAATGGGCGAATGTACTATTCATGATTTTGATGTTCTACGACATGCCAATGGTGGAACCGACCCAATTACAGTCTCCATATTTGCCTGGGCTGAAGATGTATCATTACTCATCCCAACAACTGTATCAGCACAGTCTGATTCTACTTCTATTGTTGAGCTTGATGATTTTGGTTTTCCTAAGCCTTTTGAACATCAGGCACAATCGAAGAGTAAGAATAAGACGTCAAAGAAGAGTACTAATACAACGCGAGATGATGAATTTAAGACTGATGGGCTTATTAGCAAACCTGCTTCGGCAATTGCTAAGGTTGCTAATGCTTTAACCATGGTCCCTTATATTGCCCCTTATGCCAAGGCTACCAGTATGGTTGCAGATAAAATAGGTGCAGTTGCACGTATTTTTGGATATTCAAGACCACCAATCTTATCTGATATCCATCCTTACGTACCACGATATTGTGGAAATTTAGCTAATTCAGATGCACCAGAAACTGTTAATAAGTTATCTTTAGATTCAAAGAACGAACTTACAGTGGATACACGTACTATGGGATTAGGTGGAGCAGATGAATTAACAATTCATTCTATTGCATCTCGTTTAACTTTTTGGCGCCAATTTGATTGGCCTGAATCAGCAGTTACTGATTCTTTATTGGCTTCTATGGCTGTGCAGCCTTTTTGTGTTGATACAATTACTGCTAGTTCTGGTTCGTCTCCTCTTACTGTTACTGAAATTCATTCTACAGCACTTGCATTTGCTTCTGCACCATTTGAAGCATGGCAAGGCAGTATTAAATTTCATTTTAAAGTTGTTTGTTCTGAATATCATAGAGGGCGTATTAGACTAGTTTATAATCCACTAACTAACAATTCAGGTCCTGTTGCATATAATCAAGTTTATTCTACTACAATAGATATTTCTAATGATAGAGAATTTGATTATGAATGTAAATGGACAGATGTTAGGGCATGGAATTCTTGTATAGGAATTGATGGTGCCGCTCAAGCTACTTTATTTAACACTGATGCAGCAGTTCAGGGAGGCACTGGATTTGATAATGGTACACTCTCTATTTATGTTGTGAATGAATTAGCAACTCCTTCTACAACCGCTGCTGATGTTAAAATTCAAGTGTGGGTTTCGGCAGGAGATGATTTTGCTGTTTCTATTCCTGGTTTAGGTCTTTCACGACTATCATATTTCCAACAACAAGCAACTATGGAATCAAGTGACACTGATCCTGTTCTGGCTCAATCAAATGATAATTCTAATAATCCAGTTGGTGGAAATCCCATTGAAAATTACGGTACAGAGCATGCACCATTGCTTATGGAGGATAACCAATACCTTGTTTATCAGGGTGAACGCATAGTGTCTTTTAAAGATTTGTTGAGACGTTATCAGTATCATAATTCTTATTGGCCCCAAGATATCGGAACTGGTTATAGATATTATGGACTTGACATCCCTGGAATGCCCTTATTCAGAGGTTGGGATCCAAATGGTATTGATTCAGCAGTAGGAGCAGCATCCACAGCACCATATAATTTTTGTTCTATGACTCTCTTAAATTATTTAGCCCCTGCTTTTGTTTGTCAAAGGGGTAGTATCAGACACAAATGGCTCACTGCTGGTTCTCGATCTAGTCGAGAGGCTCAAATTCTTTCAGCAACTAGGCATAATGTTTTAGTTCCTTTAGGATTTAATGAGACTTTTTATCCCTTGGATAATGTTCTTCCTGGGGACAGAAGGAAGGAATTACAAGGGATGTATAGATCATATTTAAATGGTACAGCTATCACACCTGTCCAGTTAAATAATACCTTAGAAATAGAATTGCCATTTTATTCCATAGGTCAGCGATTTAGACCTGGAAGATTTTTGAATATGGCTGGTGTTGGTGATACTCAAGGTCTAGAAATTGCGTGTGAAATTTCTGGCGACGGTGCGGACGGGGATTGTCGTATTGACCAATTTACAAGTG